GAACAAGGTAGTGTAGAAGGAGATATTGAAACATTAAAAGCATATGGGAAGATTTTAAACTTAACAAAACAGGAGTAGTACGAGTAATGAAGAAAAATGACTTAATAAAAATAATTGAATTAGTTGTCCGTAAAGAAGTCAAAAAACAGATGACCGAGATATTTATTAACGAAGATAAAGAAATCAAACTATCAGAAACGATTTCTAAACCAAAACCAAAAGTTAAAAAACAAATAACTAAAAAGAAACAATACAGCAAAAATTCAACATTGAATGAAGTATTGAACAACACGAACCCATTAGGACAACAGGCAAAGTCTGATGACTATCCTACATTGGGCGGTGGTGTATTAGGTAGTGACAATATGGCAGAAGTATTGGGTTATGGAAATTTGGGTGGAGTTCAAAATAAAGAACGAGCAAGAGAAATGGCAGCAGTAGATACAATCAAGAAACAAGGTGTTTCAGTAGACCAAGTTCCAGAAGGTGTCCAAGACGCTTTAACTCGTGATTATTCTGGATTGATGAAAGCAATGGATAAAAAGAAAAAGGGTGAAGGCAACTTCAGACCATAGGAATAAAAAGTGACAAGTGTAAGAGAAATAGATAATAATGATGATGTATATGTTGGAGTTGGATTTCCATTAAGTTATGGAGTAAATGGATTTTTTAATAAAACCAAAACTATACTGGAACAAGCTAGGTCTAATGTTAGAAATGTTTTATTAACTGCAAAGGGTGAAAGACCTATGCAACCAGACTTGGGTTCAAATTTAAGAAATATAATATTTGACCAAGTTGGTAATGTTGAAGAATCTATTGAAGAGGAAATACGAGAAGTAATTGGTACACAATTACCTTATATCATTATAAATAATGTGTTTGTTTTACAGGAAAATGCAAGCACGAATATTATAAATGTTCAGCTTGAATTTTCAGTATCATTAGACCCCGAAACATTAGATACTATAACATTTACTTTTAATACAGGAGAATAAGAAATGCCGAGGCAAGTAGACTACGGAACAAATAAAAAATTAGTAAAAAAAGAGGTAAATTATCTCGGTAGAGATTTCCGTGATATAAGACAAAATCTTATAGAATTTGCAAAGAGTTACTTCCCAACAACATACAATGATTTCAATGAAGCATCACCAGGAATGATGTTTGTTGAAATGGCTGCGTATGTAGGTGATGTATTGAATTATTATGTTGATAATCAATTTAGAGAAACATTATTACAATTTGCAGAAGAAAGAAAAAATGTATTAGCAATTGCTCAATCATATGGATATAAACCAAGATTAGCAGCACCTTCAACGGTAGAACTTACGGTTCAAGTTGATGTTCCTGCAAAAGATTTAGGTAGTGGTGTATATAAAGCAGATTTAGATTACGCTGGTATCATAAGTGCAAACTCAACCACAATAACACCAAATGGAACAGAATTTAGTTTATTGGATGATGTTAACTTTAAAGCATCAAGTTCATTAGACCCAATGCAAGTAGAAACATTACAACCAGCAACCGGTAATATTCCAACAAATTATAGATTAACTAAAAAAGTTTTAGCAAAATCTGGAAAAAGAGAAAGTAAAACATTTACATTTACAACTGCTAAAAAGTTTGATAAGGTAGTTTTACCAAACGATAAGGTAACTGAGATTATATCAGTAACTGATAGTGAAAATAATACTTGGTATCAAGTTCCTTTCTTAGCACAAGATACGATATTTGAATCAGAAGAGAATACAACACTCAATGACCCAGCTTTATCAGAACATCAAAATGATTCACCTTACTTATTAAAATTAATTAAAACAGCAAGACGATTTACAACTTATGTTCGTGATGATAATAAAATGGAAATACGATTCGGAAGTGGTATTAGTGCAGACGCAGATGAAGATTTGATACCAAATCCAGATAATGTCGGTTCATCATTAGGAACTGGTATTTCAAGATTAGATGAAAGTTTTGACCCAAGTAATTTCCTAAAGACTGAAACATTTGGATTATCACCAGCCAATACTACATTAACTGTACTTTATAATTATGGTGGTAGTGTTGAGGATAATGTTCCTTCAAACAATATTACAAGTTTTAATAGAAAGACTTATACGAATAGCACATCAGGTTTAGATACTGCTACACAAGATACATCAAATGCAAGTTTGATAGTATTTAATGAATCACCAAGCTCAGGTGGAGCAAGTCAAGAAACATTAATTGAAATAAAAGAAAATGCTGCAGCATACTTTAATGCACAGAATAGAGCAGTAACAAGAGCAGACTACATTACGAGAGTTTATTCATTACCACAGAAATATGGTAATATTGCAAAAGCATTTATTGTTCAAGATGAACAATTAGAACAAAATGGACAATTGGAAGTCATTGATGGGGTAGCAAAACGAATTGGAAACATCTCAACTATTCCTAATCCTATGGCATTGAATATGTATTTATTGGGTCATACAGGAAATAAAAAACTAACTCAAGTAAATCAAGCAGTAAAAGAAAATTTAAAATTATATCTTTCACAATATAGATTACTAACAGATGCAATTAATCTTAAAGACGCTTATGTTATTAATATTGGAGTTAAGTTTAATATCATAACTCGTAGAGGATTTAATAAAAATGATGTATTGTTTAAAGCAATACAACAAGTGAAGAATTTCTTCGCAACAGAGAAGTGGCAAATTAATCAACCGATTGTGTTGAGTGATTTAGCATATCAGATTTCATTAGTGGACGGAGTAGTTTCAATTGTTCCACCAGAAACAAATAATCCACAAAAGAATTTAATTGTTATTACGAATAAACATTTAACAACAGACAATTATAGTGGTAATGTTTATGATATGGATTCCGCATCAAAAGACGGAGTTGTATATCCATCATTAGACCCAAGTATATTTGAACTGAAATTCCCCGATAGTGATATCGAGGGAAGAGTATTGGGAGATAAATAATGCATTATTTTGAATTTGGAAAACGAGACACAACACTTTATTCAGGTGGAACAACAGCTTCCATTAATACTGGATTAGATGAAATATTAGAAGTTAATAAAGTCGTTCAACAAAATGGTAGTATAGCAAATGTATCAAGAGTATTGATTGACTTTGATTTAGTATATATTTCAGAATCAATCCAAAGTGGTTTAATGCCAACAGGAACAAAATTCTTTTTAAATTTATTTGACGCAACTTCGGAAGAAGTTGAAGCAGAACAAAAACTACACATTTATATGGTAAGTGGTAGTTGGACTGCAGGAACAGGAAAACTTGACCACAATCCAGTAACTTCTGACGGAGCAAGTTATCAATATCGTAATCACGATGCGTTAACGCCTTGGATTACGGGTTCGGTATTGACTGAAGGTGGTACTTGGTTTTCAGCAAGTCTTGATGCTAATCAAGAATATGGTATTAGTTCTTCATTTGACATTACATTTGATAAGAAAGATATTAGAGCAGATGTTACTGATATGGTGAATAATTGGGTTTACTCAAGTTCAGTTTACCCGAACAACGGGTTTATTCTGAAACGAGAGGATAGTGGTTCATATGGAAGCAATCACGCAACAGCAAGTTTCACATTTAATACAGGACAAGAAGGTGATTCAACTCGATTAGGAAATCTAAAATTCTTTTCAAGAGAAACTCATACAATCTATCCACCAAAATTAGAAGCAGTGTGGGATGACTCAAGTTGGGCAACAGGAAGTTTATCAGCTTTAAGTTCAACAGATTTAGAAAGATTAAAAATATATTTTAAAAATTTAAGACCTGAATACAAAGAAAAATCAAAAGTAAAATTAAGAGTAGTTGGTAGAGAATTGTATCCAACAACTTCTTTTGCAACAACACCAAGTGAATTAGATATAAAGTATTTACCAAGTGCATCTGCTTTTTATTCAGTTCGTGACGCAGAAACAGAGGAAGAGATAATTCCATTTGGAACGGGTTCTAAGATTAGTTGTGATTCAACAAGTAATTTCTTTAACATACAAATGGACGGACTACAAGCAGAGAGAAATTATAGATTTGCTATTAAAGTAATTAGTGGTAGTGACACTACTGATGAACAAATTAATTTCTATGATGATGAATTTGAATTTAGAGTGGTGAGATAAAGTGCCTTACTTACCTTCCGACGCAAGAAAGAAATCAGAATTGTATGATAATATCCTAAGTGGAGATGTCATAGAATATCAAAATGAAATAGAAGACCTAAAAAAGAAAACAAACCTATCGGGTTCAGTAGTTGATGCGAAAGCACCACTAAGGGATTCAATAGGAAGACTACAATCATTTGAGGGTTCAGTTGATGGAGTTGCATTGGAAGAAGACTTTCAACAAGTTCGCTTAGAAAACAAACAACAATTCTTTACGGGAGAACTTGACAATAGCTTTACTTTTTACTTTCAAGACGGACAAAATGATTCAACCACTTCAACAGACACAACAGATACAACAACAGAAGAAATTATTGAGTTCCAAGCAACATTAAGAGATTATTTAATTCAATTCACTAATGAATACTTTTCAGAAGATAATGGACCAGATATCTCAACAGACGGTTTACACGAAAAGATTATACAATTCTTTAAAGAAAATAAAAAAGATAAAAAAAATGTTAACGCTGATGGTTGGGAAGAATTTAGAGTTAATACAAAAAGAGATGTTAGAGGAATAAGTTCTAAAAGATTTAAAGAAGTAAACAAAGATTTAAAGAATTTTCGTTATGACGAAATAGTTGAAGACCATTTATACAGAACGCTACAAGGTCAACGAATATGGTTACAATTACAATTTCCATACGTAATAGATAAGAAACTTAATTAAGGGTAACAATGGCTTTAGAATACGGATTTACAGATAAAGAAAAAATAAATTATTACCAACCAGGTAAAGTTTATAGTAGCTTTGGTAAAGATACTACCAACGATTATGTTGCGTTGTATGTTTATGATATACAAGATACTTTACTTGTAACAAGAATAATGGGATTGGGTGAATTTGAAGTAACTTCTGATGGTTCTTTTGTTGATTTGAATATTGGCCAACATCTAAGAAACTTAGGTTTTAGACAAGGTGATTTTAAAGTTACTTATAAATTTTTAAGACGATTAGCAGGTAGACCAAGAAATGTTTTCATCAAAGAAGACGGAACATTATTTAAAGCTGAAGCTGAACGAAAAATAATTAATGGAGAAGTAAGATACTTCCAAAAGACATCAGATGAAGAAAAATCAAATGCAGAACCTATGGAAGTATTTATCAAAGAACAAAAATATATTGTCGGTGAAACATCACCTGACAAAACAGAAGCAAGAATTATAACTGATAGTTTAGTAAATAATACAGAATATCTAAATGATTTTAAAGAAATGAACGCTATGATTGAATATGAAGCAGTTCAAGCAGACAATGGTGGATTAATTAAATTTGATTCAAAAGACCAAAATGTTTTAGAGTTTGATATCAATCCAAGAGATAGGGGATTTACACAAAATATGGTTGGTGGGCAAATCGTTATACCGAGTTTATATAAGATTACAGGTAATGAAGATACAACAAATGAAGATACTTCAAATCAACAACAAGACCCAATTACTGAAGAAGATTATAGAAATTTATCAAAACAAGATTTAATTGAATTAGCTTCACAAGGTGATGAAGTAGCAGATGCGACACTTCAAGAACAAGCAGCAGATGGACAATACTAATGGCTAGAGCAAGAGGATATAGTAGAGAAGTTGGGGGTGAGGACAATACAAGTGTCACTCGTAAAAATCAGCCAGTCTCAAATAGAGCAGCAGCTGGTGGAGCAAGAGCGAAAGTCGTTACACCACCACCAAGATTACCTATACGACCTAAGATAGAAAATGTATCGGAAGAAAAAGATACTTCACAGCCAGGTAATGCCGTAGCAAATATTGCAGCAGCATATACACCAAGACCACCAAAAGTTGTAACTGAAGCAGAAATACAATTAGAGCAAGTAGCAGAAGTTATAAAACTACAACCATTACCAGCGCCAGTTAGACCATTGGTTATTCCAGCGCCAGTATTATTACCACCACCAATAGAAACACCTACAAAAGATATAGGTGTTCAAACACCAATGCAAATAAGGTCAGAAACAAATTTAAGACCCGATGGAGTAACAGAAATTCTTGGACCAGGTGGAGTAGTATTGGAAGAAATTGGTGGAGACGGTAGAGTTTTTGTAGACCCAATCAAAGATGTAGGATTCGACCCACAAGACCCACCACCAGCTATTGAAGCACTAAGAGAAGATTTTGCAGAACACGTAGCAACAGGTAAAGATGAGGCCGGAGAAGTATTTGAAGTAAAGCCGGATACAAAGAAAGCTTTAGAAGAAGCTGGATTAGAAAGATTTATTCCTAAAGTTCCTAAAAAAGTTATTGAATCTGATACTGAAAATGAAAGTGGTGGAAATGGTGGTACGGCAAAAGAAAAGATTATCACAACTACTCAAGCACAAGCAAAATTAAAACCAAGAGATTATGTAGGAACAATTACAGAGGTAATGGATAGTAATCGTATTCGTGTTAATTTATCCTATAATGAAGGAGTAAATTTATATCAACACAAGGGTGATGATGAAGTAGCAAATAAATTTAAAAACTTTAGAGTTAATTATATAAAAAATAATATTGAACGATACAAAACCTATATGGTAAAAGATAATCAGTATTATTTGATTACTAATGAAGAACTTGGGGCTAGTGGTAAAGAGAGATTTATTAAATTAAAACAACCTGCAGAAAATTGTAAAGTAGATGATAAAGTTATATTTGTAGAAAAACGATTACCAGACTATAAAGATATCGTTACATTAAATCCATTTACAGAAACAGAAAATGATAGTTTATTTTTAAGAATACCAAATTTAAATTCAGTCGATAACCCAATTGATTTTCAAGGAACAAACTATAAAACACACGATGGGTTATTAAGTAACAAAGACGATGACTCACGAGATATTGAGAGATTATTAATATCGGGTAGTTTATTAGATGTTCAACCAAATATTGATTATCAAAAACGAACAACATTACATAACGATAATGACGATATAGGATTTGGAAATTTTGTAAATTTCTCAAACGCAGAAAGTAGAATTAATAATTTTAAAGATAAGTTAGTATTAATTGAAAGTCATAGTGTAGCAAGTCATTCATTGACAACCATATCAAGTTCTTCTGACACAAGATTAGAATTACAAAGAAAGAAACAACGAGTAATTAATTCTTTTGACCCATATGAACATTATTTATATTTTGAAAGTTCATCTTATGTTAGTTCATCAGACGGAGAATTTCACGATACGGCTTGGCCAAAGTTGACAAATTCACCAACACAATCTATCCACTCAGTTAGTGCTTCAAATTCTGACTTTACGCTAAGAGGTGCTAATGACCCTACAGCGAGTATTTGGTTTGATAATATAGTATCAAGTGCGTCTGCTTACGACCAATCAAATATGAATTCATTGAGAAATTCATTACCAGAACACGTTTATGCAGACACAACAAATAATGCATTCTTAGAATTTATGGATATGGTAGGACAACAATTTGATGAAATATGGACTTATACAAAATCCATTACAGATATTAATATGAGAGTAGAAAAGATATCAGAGGGTATATCAAAAGATGTGGCACAAAATTATGCACGAGCACTTGGATTAAATTTATCAAGTGGAAATGATTTAGTAAATTTACCTGAATATTTGTTGGGTAATGATGTGGATGGAGCGTCATTATATGATTCACCACAAGAAAAAGTTACCGAAGAAATATGGAAAAGAATTTTAGCAAACCTACCTTACTTTATTAAATCAAAGGGAACGGAAAGAGCATTAAAGGGATTATTAAATTGTTATGGTATTCCGAGTTCAATATTACGAGTAAGAGAATATGGTGGACCAGATAAAGGAACACGAGTTAATTATGAAATTAAAAGAAAGTTTACAAGAGCAACAGACTTTAGAGCAGCTCAATATATTAAATCACATTGGAAAGCTGCACCAGACGGACAAGTTCCCGATACACTAGAATTTAGATTCAGAACACCTAAATCACAAGATACTATAATTGTACAAAAAGAAAATGACTTTGCTATTTCATTACAAGATAATGGAGAAACAGATGATTATGGATTTTTAAGATTTGAAATAAGTGGTTCAGACCAAGTGTATGACCAATTTATAACTTCATCTTTATTACCATTCTATAATGATGACTTTTGGTCAGTAATGTTGACAAGAAAAGATACAGATGGAAATGAGGTTGCTGATGATAAAATATTGAGTCAGAGTGTTTATGAATTAACTACAAAACAATACGATTCAACAAAACAAAGAATTTTATTTCAATCAAGTGAAAGTTTACAAACACACACTTCAAGTTTAGCAACAGATGTAAACAATATAACGGGTAGTTCATTAAATGCAGCATTTACAGGAAGTGGACATCTTTATATTGGTGGTAGTGGTAGTGCCTTTGGCGCAAATACATTTACGGGTTCATTAATGGAGTTTCGTGTATGGTCAGAACCATTGAGTTCAAGTGCATTTGATAATCACGTTAGAGCACCAAAAGCATATAATGGAAATAGCATTTCATCATCATATAATGACTTATTAGTTCGTTATCAATTAAATGATAATGTAGATTTATCATCATCACCAACACTATCAAACGCTGCACATTTACAAACATATGAATTGGGAACTTCTGGTAGTGATGTAAATGGATTTACAGCTAATTTCTCAAGAACATTAGTTGACCAAGAAAAATTAAGAGTACCTGATATTGGTGGTGTTCGTAGAAATGCTACAAAGATTAGAATTGAAGATACAACAATTACACAACCATTAGTTTACAATGTTAGAAAAGAAAAATCATCAGACAACTTTGCACCAATAGATAGTAATAAACTTGGTATTTATTTTGCACCAACTGATGTAGTAAATGAAGATATAATGTATAGTGTAGCAGATTTTGACTTTGATGATTATATCGGTGACCCAAGAGATGAATTTAGAGTTAATTATCCAGAATTAAGAAGTATTCGTAGAGAATACTTTAAACGATATACAAATACAAATAACTTCTTTGATTATTTAAGAATATTAAGTTTTTATGATTCAAGTGTATTTACACAAGTAAAGAATTTAGTTCCTGCCAGAGCAAACGCTTCAGTTGGTATATTAATTGAACCAAATATTTTAGAAAGAAGTAAACAAATTATCGGTGATAGACCAGAATTTGATAATCGTTATTATGAAAATGCAAATCACTTTGAAGATGGAATAAAAGTAACGAGATATATATCAGGTTCAGATGATAATTATTTTGAAGTAAGTGGAGAATACAATACATACAATGGTGAAATTAATTTAAACAATAGCACAGGTTCATCATTAGGATTTTTAAATCAACGCTCTTTAATGGTGTTGGACGCATTAGACCCACGAAGTGAATTTGGTTCATTATACGCAACAGCAAGTGTTGAAGGTGGGGGTGGAACAAGTAATAAAATATTTACAGAGGTATTACAACCGAATATAACTGCTTCAAGAACATCAGAAAACAATCAAGAAGCAGTATTCTTTTATTCAAGTTCATTGAGTGCTTCAATCGGAACAACATTATCATATAGTTCATCATTTATCAATAGTGATGTTCAGAGTGTTGCATATGATTCGCCACTATTTAGAACATTTTATCTCGGAACAAAACTTACACGAGACAACACTATTGATGGGAAAGAACCTATTGAGGTTAACCAAGTATCACCAACAACAATAGTAACACAGGATTCAGATATAACTAAACTAAGAACAGATTAAAAAACTAATGGAAAATTTAACTTTCTTATATTTATTAGAGAAGAAGAATAGTTATATAATTTCCACAGGAGCAAATAAAAAATGGGATTTTTAGACAATACGAGTATAACAGTAGACGCAATTTTGACAAAAAAAGGTCGTGAACTTTTGGCAAGAGGGCAAAATGAATTTAAAGTAACAAAATTTGCATTAGCAGATGACGAGGTTGATTACAACCTTTACGATACAACACACCCAAATGGGTCAAACTTTTATGGGGCAGTAATTGAAAATATGCCTTTATTAGAGGCGTTCGTAGATGAGAATCAGCTAATGAGATATAAATTGACAACACTTCCAAAGGAAACAGCAAAACTTCCTATATTGGAATTACCAAGTCCATCATTGACTTTCAATGGAGCAGGACAAACTCAAACTATTACACCAAATACAAGAAATGGTATTGATACTTCATACACATTCATATTACAGAATGGGGAGTTAGCAAACATTTCACCAGTTGGTTTAACAACATCAGCAGGTAGTGGTGGAATGTTAGAGAGAGAACTTGGATTTAGTGGTAGAAGAGCAACAACACCAATATTCTTAAACGAAGGTGAGAGAAAACGCTCAATCACAGTTACTGCTAAAGCAGTTAACTTGATATCAAGGTCAATAACAGCACAAACTTCAACAAACATAACGGTCGTCGGTAACAATTCAGGTGCACAATTTACCTTACCAGTAACCGTTAAAGCAGACCCAAGTAAAGTATAAGGAGTAATTAATGTCAACATTTCAAATATTTGATAAAGAAAATGATGTAGTTGAAAATCAAAGAACAACTATCTCGAGTGGATTATGGACAGGTGGTTCAGGAACTCTTGAAGCCGCATTTACACAATCTACAAATGGAAACATTACAGGTTCCTTTTTAGATATCTATAACGAAGACCCAAATCTTTCAAGTTCAGCAGAAGTCCAGTACGCAATTGGATATGCACACTTTGATGGAAGTGGTTCAACAGGAAACACAACAAAATTAACAACAGGTGGTAGACAATCAGCTGCACTATATAGTCAGTTTAGAAATGTATTGTTAGCACCAAATACCAATAAATTTGAATTTACCGCATCACCAACCGCATCAGGAGATAAAGACTTTTATTTTGTTTCTTTTCAAAGAGCAAGACAAAGAGAAAAGATTGACCCAGGAAATTGGGAATTACATTTAGCAGGACTAATGCCAGCAGGTGATACGGCTAGTAGTAAAATTAAATTAATTGATGATAGTGGAGCAACAACAAATGTTACCGTTAATCAAGGTGGTAGAGTATTTAATGTTGTTAGTGGTTCAGTAGCAGACGGAGTTAATACAACAGCAGCAGCTGAAACTCTATTTGGTTCATATGGATTATTTTATCCTGATTTAGGAATCGTATTACTAAATGCTAAAATGGCAGAATTGAGTGGTGGATTATCAGTAAACCCTAGGTCAGCTGACGCATTTACCAATAGACCACAAGCGTTTTATAATTCGCTTAAATCTGGTTCATATTTCGCAGCTCGTAGAGAAGAGGAAATTAGTTCAACAAATTTCTTTGTTCGTGTAAACAACAAGAAATTTAATTTTAGTTCTAATCCAACCTTTGCAACAGGTTCAGATGGTTCATTGACACAAGCAACTTTCTTTAAAGACCCAAAAACTTTCATTACGCAAGTTGGACTTTATAATGACGAGAACGAACTATTAGCAATTGCTAAGTTATCTCAACCTTTACTAAATTCATATTCAAGGGAAGCTATTATAAAAGTGAAACTTGATTTTTAGGACAAAATAATGTTCAAAAATCTTGAATTACAAGAAGCATCAGTTAGACCTTTTAAAACCCATAAGAACTTTACGTTCACTAATAATGATAGTGGAAGTGGAGTATGGGGAATAAAGGCTAGAAGTGGTTCTCAATTTAATTACACAAGCGCATCAGACGCAGTAACCGAAGTAGTTTCGGGTTCAGTAACGACACAATACTTTGGATTACCAACTTGGCATATGTTAAATCAAACATTTTATGCTAATCACGTTACAGCAAGTTATAATCCAGGATTAGTCAGCACAAATTTAAATACATCTGCTTCAATACTAAGTGTTGGTAGAGATTTATTTGGAGAAGAAATAAAACCAGGTAGTCTTGATTTATCGGTAACGATTGGTA